ATTGAGTGCCGTGGGTAGAAAATCTGACTATACTTTTTCTAGAAACACTGCTCAGCTAAAGCTAGCAGCCCCGCTAGAAGAGGGTGATCGATTAACAGTTGGCACTGACTTCACAGAAGGTGTTCTAGAATCAACCTCTATTGTTGGAGGCGAGGTTACATTCACCTCTACAGCAAGTTTCTGGTTTTTAGTCGATAAGAATGATGCAGTTATCATATCCAATGGAGCTATTTCTGGAAGTGAAATAGATGTAACCAAAGAGGCGAACGATGTTGTTCGATATACCTCTAGCATAGCAACTGCTTTTTCTAACGTACAGGTTGGGGACTATGTCATAGTGTGGAGTGGGGAAGTAAACGCCACCAATAGGCTCGAAGGTCGAGTTTATGCTACAACAAATGATAGCTTTGATCTTAGATTAACTCCCACAGAATTTGCCGCAGCCACTGCGGAGGCAGGCGTTGTTCTTTCAGAGGGTATCGTTTTTGTAAGAACAGATAAAGTTCCCAGAAAAGTAAATATCACTCTTGGAACATATCCAATTTCAACAATAGCCAATAGCATAGAAAGTCAGCTAGATGGTGTAGATGTCACTACTAAAAATGACGAGCAGATCATCATCAGTACTGCTGATAAAGATGTAGATGGCGGCATACTTTTAGTCACAGCAAACGAGCAAGCGAGAGCCGCTGGATTGCCGGAAGGCGAGCTCAACACTACCACCCTATCACACTACGGCTTCTTAAAAAGTAGCGATGACGCAGGAAAGTTTCCCTTATTCATTCATTCCTCTATGGCAGACGATAGAGAAGCAAACACCCCCACATCGTACATTGCAGATTTCGAATCTAGCATTAGTCTTGCATCGATAGAGCCTTCTGGTGCTATTTATATGCAACACCCCTACCTGTCTTTTGGCTCTTATGTGGAAGATGCCCAGGCCTATGATGAATGTGCTCAGATCGACACTATCTCAGGTACTACAATTGATATAGATGATGCCCCAGCAATACGCAGAGTCAGGGCCAACGATAGATATTACCTCCTTGCTCCTCTGGATATTCATTTCAATGACAGGCTTTCTATTATATTAGATAGCAATCCTTTTTCTAAAACTTTTCCTGTAAACCTATATCGTAGAGCCATAACAAATGCCACTACGGGTACAGTTGACCCTACCAATTTTAGAGCATACGATCTAGACGGTGGAAGCTTAGAATTTACTACTTTCTTTACCGGATTTAGCTTTAAAAATTATAAAGTTTTGATGAAGGCAAGGAATGCTATAGATCCTGCCGCTGGAGCGGTAGATGAAGATGCTATCCTATTTAGATCTGCATTGTGGGGAAGGGCTGGAGAAAAATATAATATATCCTATCAATATCCTACAGCAGCAGATCAGGCGATAACGTCTACTGTAGTAATTACAGATGAAGTTGATGTTAATATATTCTTGAAATCAGGGGCAGCAGTACCTAATGATATAGACGGCACTACAGAGTGGGATGTGTCCGTAACAACAGATACACCAGTTGTAGGGGTAGATGAAGTAACCTATTCCTACAATGCAACAGGCACTGATCCAGCTATGACTACATTAGTAGCCGGAAGCTATGTTACAATAAATGATGAAGGGGAATTTAACTCTTCCAATCAAGGCACTTTTAAGATTTCTTCCGCCAACTCAACTAGCTTTACAGTTAGAAGACCTGGAGGCGTTGCGACAAACCAGACAGGTGTTGCCACTTTATCTGTTAGCACTATCTCTCTTTATGAAAGCTCAAACACAGCCGCCACAGAAGTTGTAGACTATATCACAAACGAACTATCTGAATGGATTGAGGCAGAACTTCTAGATGACAACGGTACAAATGGTACAGGAATTATCGAGACATCCACCTATGAAGATACAGACTTTGTTACAGAAAAATACTATCTTCTAGATGGAATCAACTGGCTAGAATCCTCAAACGTAGGGGTTGCAGCTCCTACTCCTCAGTTTACTTTTAAAGAAACATTGCAGTTTTCTAGTTTCCAGATAAATGCAACTGATGTCTATACCTTTAATGACGGGGAAGAGCTTAGGTTTATTCCGGTCAACATAGACCAGTTAAATAGCCTAATCAACAATATAGCAGTAACAGGGCTATCGTCTCTAGGAGACATTGATGCTGTTAACTGCAACGATAGACTTCAGATATCTACGGATGTTCTAGGAACATCAGGATCTGTTTTTGTTAGTGGTGGGAATGGTACTATTTCACAAGCTTTGCTTGTTTCTACAGCAATAAAAGAAGGAAGCGATTTAGTCAAAGTCAACGTGCCGACAGATTCTTCTAATGGCTTTGATGTTGGCTCTATGCTGAAACTTGAAGCTTCTTTTAGCCAAAGAAAAAGCACAGGAATAAGTGAAACAACAAGAGTCAGCGTAACACCTAATAGTCCAGTTTCTGGCCAGTCTACAATTACCCTATCTAATAGTGAGTTGACAGATAGAAACTTTGGATACCCCAGAAATAGCTTTAGAGCTGAGGGTCGTACATTCCATATTGAGAATCACGGCTCTATGGTAAATCTATCCTGGAATGAAACAACTGGCGGGGATCCATTCTTTGTAAAAACTGTAGAGTTTAACGATGCGGCTGGCGGCAATATGTCAGTAGATTTTAACGAAGACACTGGCTATACAGAATATACAATCACTAGCGGAAGTAGAAATTTCATTGAATGTCAATTTGGTGACACTGTTGTCATCCAAAATTTCACAGACCCTTCTAACAACGGAACCTTTACTGTTAATGGTATTTCAAATGATGGACTTACCATCAGCACCTCCAATACAGCAGGCGTAGACGCAGCCTCAGCAGCAGTTGCTGGTGGCGATCTTGTTATCACAACAGAAGTTTCTGAAGGGGATTCTTTAGAGATTGGAAGTGGCTTTAGTTCTTTAAATCAAGGCCGCTTTAGAGTTGTCAGAAGATATGAAAACAGCGTATATTACGAAAATGAGTTCGCTGTTGAGGAAGCAGTTACTGTCTCGGGTACAGCTAGAGACCTTGGGTTTGATGGGACTACCGGATTTGATGTTACTGTTTCAGGATCTATGAGGGTTGAATGGGACAGTTCTGGTACAACCCCTTCACTTTCAAATTGTAAATTAGGGGATTTTCTAACTCTGGGTACTGATTTTGATGCAGATAACCAGGGAACCTTCATGGTGCTGGATTCTGGAGATAACTATGTGGAGGTTGCAAATTCCAAGGCCGTTGCTGAATCCGGAATCACTGTTGCTGATACATTAGAGTGTACAGCCCCTACAGTATCCTTTCATCCTTATGAAAATACAAGAGATTCTGACTCATTCAACGTATCAGGAAACGTACTTGGATCAGACAATAAAGGTATATATCCTGTACTAGAGGTTCTTTCTAAGGATAAAATTGTAGTCTCAGAAGTGCTGACCACAATAGTTGACGAGCAACTTAACGAGTCTAGTGTTCAAATATTTGTAAACGAAGGAACTCCTTATACTGGATATAAGAAGATCGCCAATAAAGCGGTAAATCCACTTAACACTTCTTTGACAACTATTCTTCTAGAAGGCCAAAACCAGTACACCAAGATAAATGAAGCAGGAAGTATTTTAGCAACTACTCAGAGCAAGCTAGGATACAGTGAAAGTATAAAGATAGGTGTAGATGCCTATTCGTACAATACTGGTCTTATAGCGGAATCGAATCGTACAGTGTATGGCGATCCAAGAGATAACACAACATACCCAGGAAGCGGTGCTGCTGGAGCTGAAATCTATATCAAGGGTCCTCTCCCCAGGCGGATTGTTGTATCTGTTAATGTAAGGGTTAATACGGGAATATCTTTCGTAAGAATAGCCGATCAGGTTAGAAACAATATTGCTGCATTGATCAAGTCCTCTCCGGTAGGTCGTTCTATTGCTATATCTGATATTGTGTCTGTAATCAACAATATTACCGGAATTAGGGCCGTATCTATCTCCTCCCCTCAATTTGATTCACAAAATGACCTTATTCCAATTAACCCTAACGAAAAGCCGTTTGTTTTAGATATAATAAATGACATTTCAGTATCCAAGGTTGAGTAATGTCTAGTGATATAGAAGCAGCTAAAAAAAGATTAAGACAACATCTCAACCCATCGGTACGTGGGGACAATACCGATAAGGTTATCGATGCATTGGCCTCTGGACCATGTCATATGATAGACAGTGTAGAGGCTGTGTATGACAGCGCCTATGTTGTTACTGCTACTGGTAGGTATCTAGATGAATTATTAGCAGGTAGAGGTCTCAGCAGACCTGAAAAGCTAGCGCTCCCCGACGATATCTTCAGAGAAATCGGGATAGAATTTACAAACAGAAAACAAGTTAGAGATGTCATCCTATCATTGCTCAGGATCATATATGGTGAAGAGTATACGAGAGCTACTTCTCTGGCCACAGTTGCAGAGCCGTATTCCTTATCAGATGGGGACAATCTACTATTACAATATGATGACGGAGAGGTTGTTGAAATATTTTTTGACACCTCCCAATTCCAAAACATAAACACCGCAACCTCTCAAGAAGTGGCAGATGCCATTATAAGATCGTTAAGATCTTTGGGCAAAACAGGATCTGCTGTAGCCACAGACACTGGATCTGATATTTTTGTAGAGCTTGTGTCTAGTACAGACGGCCCAGCCTCATCTGTTAGAGTTTTAGGCGGTAGTGCTCAAAATATCCTAAGATTCCCAGAAATCAGACAAACAACAGGGGTTATAGGAACACAGTGGACTGTAACAGTTCAACCTTCAGGAGCCGTCAGATTTACTTGGTCGGGTGGGGCTAGTCCTTCAGTGGGTAAAGTATTAGTTGGAGATTATGTTAATATTTTAGGGGCAGGATTTGACGAAGATAATAAGGGCACTTTTACAATAACAGCCGTAGAGTCTGGTCTTATAAATGAAAGTTATTTTGAGATAGAAAACCCTTTTGGAGTGGCTGAGGTGGTAGCTCAAGGAACTACCTCAGATGTTCTTTTTTATAATCCTAAAAGATCTACTATAAACGATAAGGTTAGCTTTGCCACATTGTTCCAAACAGAAGCAAGACTCCTAGAAATCTTCATTCCAGCAACAACTAAGGTTGTTAGAAGAAACAGAATAGGAGCGGCACATATTCATGATAGCGGATCTTCCGGAGACGACCTGGGGCCATATTGCTTTGATGAAACAGCTCCATATCAAATTGGTGGAGAGGGCGGCCTAACAACTGTAGCTGTAGATGCGAGCACCTATCGTGTGGTTAATCTAGATGACTCTTCATCTATACCTGACCAGGAAGGTTTTTTGGTTTTTGGGTTTGGTACTGCAAAAGAGGAAGGTCCAATTAAGTATACAGGTAGACCGTCCAACAATACCGTTATAATAGATCCAGACTACGTTTTTGAATATGATCATGCAGTGGGCACAGATGTTGCTCTTATTGCTAGTAACAGTTCTGTTGACCTAGAAGGAGACGGTGCAGACCACCCCTTCTACCTAACCGATATTGTTGCGGGTAGATTGTATGCTGAGGAGTTGATTGAATTAACTAAGGCTGCTGGCATCAATACTATTGTTACGATTTTATATCCAGGAGACGAAGGATTGGGTAAATGGCTTGCTCCGGAATATTCTGAAAAAACTGAAGTTTGGGGCGGCTAATGGCTTTTTCTAGAGTTCTAAAAAGTGCTGAAATAAAGGTTTTCATATCTGGAAAACTCTTTTCTGAGATCCAGGGGCTCACCTATACTATAGATTATGGGGAGCATGAGATATATGGGATAGATTCTCAGTTTGCTCAGGAGATTGCACCAACTAGGCTATCTGTTTCGGGAACAATGAATGGGGTGAGAGTTAAGTTGACGGGCGGGCTACAGGGACACGCTGCCAGGGTTAAGATAAACGAATTGCTCCATGCCCCCTACACCTCTCTAAGAATCCAAGACAGACAAACAGGCGCTGATATACTATGGCTACCCCAAATGAAGGTCACGGCTGAAAGTATACAGATAAGAGCAAAAAGAGTGGTTACTTTTAGCTTTAATTTCAAGGGGATAGTTCCCTTTAATGAAAATGATCTGGCCTAATCTTCGTCTTCCTCCCACCAGTAATTTTTATTAATAATATCATCGGTATACAGCCCCACAACTGATCCTATCTCTTTTTTATCAATATCAGTTAGGTAGTATGTGAGATGTCCCCATGGAGTTTTGGGGGTATTTTGAGATATTCTATTGGGCCTGTTAACAGAATGAAATATGGCAAGTTTAACCGTAGAATTGTCTGGATTACACCATGTTATAATGCATCTATCATTTATGTAGATTCTATGTAGGAGTTCCCACCCCTCATCTTCTTCAATAATTTCAATATCTTCAGACATCTATCTGATCCCTAACCTGATTCCAGACCTGATCCCAAACCTGCCACCAAGCCTGATTGCCAACCTGATCCCTGACCTGATTCCAAACCTGATTC